TTGACGTTGACGACGGACTCGCCAGCGGTTCGCGGCTGACTGTTTGCACTGCCGCGGCCCGCGGATGTTGCCGGCGCTGCGGCTTGCTGCTGCGGTTGATTACCGATGCCGCCAGCCTGACCGGCGCGGCGCTGATCAATTTCGATCCCGCGCTCGGCTTCTTTGTTCGACTCTCGCCGAGCCTGCGCGAGTTTCAATTCTTGCTGTACCAGTTCCTCGACCAAGCGCGATGACGTGCCGTACTGGTTTTGGATGCGCTGTCTGATCCGGTCTTCTTCGGTCAGTTCCGCATTCTGCCGCTTGCGCAAGTCGATTGCGTTTTGGAGCTGCCGTTCTTCGTCGGCGCCCTGTGCGAAAAAATCGTTTAGCGTGCGCAGATAGTCGCGGACAGACTTCGCATTGCCGGCCACGGCCAATGCGTTCTGAACGAATTGCTCGGTCAAATTGCCGATGCTGATCGCGGCGGACGATGACTTGTTGCCGATGTTTCCGAATTCTTCGGACGCCTGCGATGCACTTTTCCCGGCTTCGTCGGCACCGTCCGCGGCATCGCGTGCGGCGCTAGCTTGATTGCGCAGGGATTGCGCGGCGCGGTCCGTCTTGTTGGCTAGGTTGTCATTTGCGCCGGCCGCTTCATCAATCGCCGCCTTGGCCTTGCGGATTTGTTCTTCAAGTTTCGCGGCGTCTTGGGCAAATCGAACGAACTCCGGCGAGCTCTGCGGAGCATTCGCCAGCGCTTCGCGCACAGTGCGCAGGCGCAGTTCAAGCGCATTGAGCGACAGGCCCGCAGTGTCTGCGCCTTTTGCCAGATTCCCCAGGCTGATCTTTGCCGCTTCAGGCGGAACCCGCAGCCCGTCAATCTCACGCGCTGCGGCTAGCGCTGCGTCCGCGACAGCGAGCAGCGGAGCGGGCACCATGCTTGATGCCAATTCGGCGTAGCTTTTCGCGGCCGTCTTGAATACTTCGCCGGCATTTCCGACCGACCGACCAGCCGATGCAGCGGAGTCGCCGACGATGCCGAATCGCCCGCCGAGCTTTTCAAGCGACGCGCCTACGGACTTTTCGGACTCTGCGGCCTGCGCCTTTAGGCTAATCCACAGTCCATTCGCCTCATCGTTGAACACGGCGAACGGTTCAATGATCGCCGCCGCAACGTCCGCAGTAACGCCCTTGAGAGACTGGAAAGTTACCGAAACAACATCGAAGAATCCGCCGATTATCTGCCCGGTGATCTCTACAGCTTTGGCAATTGTGCCCAGGCTCTCAACGAAAGACGTCGAGAACTCAACGATCTTGTTTACTGCATCGGTAAAGTCGATTGACGCCAGCGCGTCACCGAATCCACGAATCCCGTCTGTGGCAATCCGAGTGAAGTTCGCCACGATGGCGTCAAACTCTGGGGACTTCGCGAACACCGAAAGACGCTCGCTGAGTACCGATATTTCATCCGCAAGCGGCAGCAGGATCGGGGTTAGCAGTTCGTTTCGCGTCTGAACTAGCTGATTCGTGATCCGATCAAGCGCACCCGCAAAAGTCTTGTTGAGTGCGTCCGACGCTTCTTTGGTCGCTCCGGTCGATTGCTTGATGATGTCGGCAAACTTTCCGAGATCGCCGCCGCCCTCTTGCAGCAGCACGCGCAGAGCTTCGCGCGGCTTGCGACCGAGTGCAGACAGAACCGTTTCAGCCGCCGCACTATCGCTCCCGAGCCGCTTCAGCACCGTTGCGAAGTCGGCGCCTTGAAGGCCAAGGGTTGCGAGCGCCTGCCCTGCCTTGCTCGCCGGGTCTTCGATTTCCCTGATTATCTTGTTGAAATTGCCGACCGCTGCGCCGCCCTCAATTCCGCGCGACGCCAAAAGGCCCAGGTAGCCAATGGTGTCATTGAGCGAAATTCCGGCTTGATCGGCCGCGTTACCGACGCCCGCTAAGCCCTCTTGCAGTGCCTTCGTGCTAGTGCCAGCACCGCGCGCCACTGCGGTTAGCGTGTCGGCAAGCGCACCAATTACCGCGGGCTTTTCGCCGAACGTGTCAAGCACTGCGCCAAGCGCGCCAGTTGCCTGCGCCGCAGATTGCGCATTGGCCTGTGCGAATTGCAGCACGGAGCCGAGTTGATCGACAGCCTCTTTGGCGCTGAATCCATCTTCGGCGAGCAGGACCAGCGCGCCGGCCGCTTCTTCTGCGGAGAATCGCGTGCCTTCGACAGCGCCGCGCACCGCGTCCTGTAGTGCCTTTTGTTCTTCGACCGTCGCATTGGTTATCGAATTGACGCGCGTTAGTGCGTCTTCGACCGATGCGGCGCCTGTTACCGCATCGCCAAATGCGCCAGCAACCGAACTGATTGCGCCGAACGCTTTTCCCGTCAGTTCGGCCGCAGCATTGATCTTGACCATTGACGCGCCAAGACCAGTGACGCCCTTCTGAATTTCGCCAAGGCTCCGGCTTACGCCGTCGATCAGCGAGAATTTTAGTTCGACGTCTTGCTTAGCCACGCTTGATCGCCCTGCTGATTCGCTTGGTCAGGTCTTCGGAAACGACACCGATAAACCGCGCGTGGATCGGGTTGTAGACTTCGTTGTTGGTCAGCATGTCGGCGACGGATGGGCCGTAAAGCGCCTTGATCGGCTGGCGAATCTGGCCCTTGTATCTGCCCGACTTCATGACGCGCCTAATGCCGGTGCGAATGAAAGCGAGCCGATTCGTTCCGCCCGCGCCATTGGCAATGAATGCGGCCCTGACGGTCTTTTTGCCGCGACTCTTGATGATCGTAACCGCGAGACCGCGTGCGCCCTTGGTTGCACCGTAGGAGACCAGGGACGGCCCGCGCTTGCGCTTTCGACCAATGATCGAAAACTCATAGCCCTGTATCGCTTTCGCGGTCAGGTCTTGCTCGATTCGTTTTTCTTCGACGTTGTAGACCTTCGCCGATTGCGTGGCCGAATCTTTCTTGGCGATACGTCGCGACGCATTCAGTGCGAGCTTGAACGCCTTCGGGGCATCCTTGCTCGCAGCCTGTAGCGTGCGCAGCATTTGCGCCAAGTCCGGCGATTCGACCTTGACCGGCATTTACGCGACCAGCCGCATACGCGAAACCAACTTGTCGCGCATAGCCTGCGGGCTCAGTTGCTCGCCGATTTCAACCGACGCCTGCCCGCATGCCTGCTGCATTTCTACGGTCAGAATCTCCGGCAGCATTTCGAGCATCGCCGAAACGGCAGCGACCGCGGGCATTGCCCACACTGCAATTTCAGGCTGCGCGGATCGGATCGCGTAGAGCGGGACCAGTGCGAATACAGGCGACAGCCCGCCAGCCTGAGCCGGCGAGATGATCGCGGACACTGCGCGCAGTTCAGCCAACGTCAGCGGCGCCCGAGCGGGCGCCTTTCCGGTTTCGGTTGTCATGGGTTAGGCCGGGCGACCGTCGATGTAGATCGCGGAAGTTGTGGTGTTCAGCACGCTGATACCCACCGCCAATTCGACGCTGCCAACCTCGCCCGCCGTGATGAACGGCAATGCGCCATTGGGGCGCAGCGAGCACGACGGCAGAAACACGTCCTGGTTCTCGCCGTTCGGGTTATCCGCGACGAACTTCAATTCGCCAGTCACGGCAGCCGCCGAGCCCGTCGCGATCTGCTCGCGCGAATTCGCCGGGCGCGTGTAGTCAACGTGCAGGCGCAAATTGAAATTGCCGACGCCGACCGCAGCGACGCACGAATCGTAGATGTCAGCAATCTGGCCTGTGGTGCCGATGCTCACGATTCCGTGCGTACCGTCGAACAGGTAATCGGTGCCGCTCGTCAGCGTCGAAGTCAGGCCCGCATCCTTGAACGTCGCCGTGCCATCCGTGTGCGTGCTGCCCGCGACATTGAACGTCGGCGGGGTTGCGTCAGACGTGCCGGCCACGGTGCAGATGTAGACGTGATCGTTCGGCGTCGCGGGCAGGTACATATCGCCGACCACATAGGCCGTCGAATTGGCGCGAGCCGGCGCGTAGACGTCAACCGTCGGCGCGGTGATCCCGCGAACGCCAGTGGGCAGGTAGGATGTGCCGAGCTGGAAAAACCGCTCGGTACGCACATACTCGACGAGTTCATTCGTGACGCTGGTGCTGGTCTGCGCGATGTCGGCGACCGTCGCGCCCAGGAAAATCGCGAGATTGTCCGAACTGAAATTGTCAACGGTGATGGTCGCCGTGCGCGTGATGCTGAGCACGATGTCCAAGTCGATTTCAGACAGCCCGCCCTCGCTGGACGAGTGCTGCAAATTCTCAGATTCAACGTTGATGTCGAATCCCGGCGTATTGCCGAGCCAGCGATAGCCGGTGTAATTGCCGTCGCTATCGAGCTGATTGAAGGCGAGCCGGCCGCGGCCCACCTTGTACGTATTCGCATAGGTGTAAGTGGTGGGTGCAGTCATTTTTCAGGCTCCAGAAACGACGAAACCCGGCACTAGGCCGGGTTTCTGGTGGGGTTGTTTGCGCGCTACTTGCGCTTGCGCTTGGGCTTTTCGGGGATTGAATCAGGCTCGCCAGCGCCCAAGCGCGCGAGCTTTGCGCATTCCTGCGCGGTCAATTCGGCAGCGTCACCGGGCGTGTATTTCTGCCCTGCGTGCTCCCATGGTTTCGAGAAGACGAAGATCACGTTGCGGTCCTTGGTTCGCCCCAGGTTTCCGGGCCTTTGACGCTGAAAAGCGCAGAGATACCGTTGATGTCGTGGCCGCTCTGCTCGAGCACCAATGCTTCCGTGCCGCCATAGGTGAGGGCGCCGAGCTTGCCGTCCTCGTCCTGAAAGTTGCCAAGCGAGCCGCGATCCATCAGCGCCCGCTTCACGTCCTGTAGCAGCGCGATAACCAATTCATCATCAGAGCTTCGGTAAATCTCGACGCGCCATGTGCGAAGAATCTGGATGCGCTCGCCGAACTGATCGCCGTCGGGTGTCTCGCTGACCATTTGGACATTCAGTAGCGGGAACTCGTCGGACTCGTCGAAGTGCGCCCGTTCTTCGTACACACGCGCGCCCATGTCGGCGAGATAGCCATTGCTGACACGGATCGCCTCCAGTCGAGCAACCAGCAATGCTTGCTGACGCTCGGCAATCGAACCGCCGCTCATGCCTTGACCCTCCACGTTTCGGCGTAACCGTCGTCGCTGAGTCGCTGCTCAAGGACGTAGACGGTCGAGCTAATCGTGATCGTCGAAACCTTCGGCCGCAGTCCGCCGCATCGCGGGAACTGGACCGTATCGACGCGCATGGATGTACCGCTAGACAAGTCTGCGTACTCAACGTCACGGGAAAGAACGGCGCGACGGGTGTAAGTCGTCGCGCCGTTGGTGACGGTTGCCGCTGCTGCCGGTGAGCGACCGAATATGGTCGCGTCGGCAGTGTCGAACGGGTCAGCCATTACGCGGTTACAGTCGCGTTGCCAGCGGTCAGCTTGATGGTGCAGGTGGTTTCGAGATTGGCACCAGCAACCCAAGCAATCGCGCCGCCGGTCACGTCGCCCGTCGCCGGAGTCGCCGCGCTGTCGTCGAACTTTCCGGCGGACACATCCCAGATGAGTTTCTCGCCCTGCGCGAAAACGGCCGCAGTGACTTTCGGGACGCCCGAGAAGACGCCCTCGACCGCAACTGCGCCGGTTCCGGTGGTGGCTGCAATGTCCACCAGCGCGATGCCGATGGTGTGGCCCATGATGACAACGGCGCCCGCCGAGATGGCAGAACCCGCGTTGCTGTAGTTGATCGTGTCGCCGACTTGCAAGAACTGAACTGCCATGATTCCTTACTCCTGAAATGCGAAAGGCCCGCCAAGTGCGGGCCTTTCGTCATTGATTGCTAAGTGGGTTAGACGACCTTGTGAGCACCGCGCCAGCCAACCGCGGCCACGC